CCCTAATCGTTATCGCGAAAGAACGCAATTAACAAGAAAACTAGGGGTTAAAGTCTAGTACGAAAGAATTTTAATCCTGATTTAAACCTCTAAACCAATAAGACTCAAGGCTGAACCTTAACACACGTAACTAGTAAAACTACATCCACCCCGTGGGTGGTTCATCGTACTAGAATGTGATAAGGACCCCACTTTCGCATGGGGTGACCACCAAGAGGGTAGTTGCGGAAACAAAGGAAGAAGGAAAGACCTATTAAGAAATTTCTTCTGAAGTTTAAATGTGTTTGACGCGACGAATGCGCGGAGCTCCAATGAGATAACCAAAGCTGAAATCGTCGCCAGCTGCCTCATACAAGTTGTATGCACCGAAGCAGTTGCGAATGCCACCAGCGTCATCAGAAGCTTGAATTGGACTCTGAGCGAAGACCGTGTCGCTGTAATACGCGTACATAGGACGATCCATGCCTTTAGGGTCAAGAGAACGCATGATGTCGATCTTGCTGCGCCTAATAATGGGCCCATCTACATCCGAAATATTCCCTTCTCCTACGAGGGAGATGGGAGTTTGGGCATAGTAGGGAACCTCAAATTCAACGGTGCCGTTGAGGTCAGGGTACACGTAGTGCTCAAATGTTGATGAGACTTGCTCATTGGAAAATTTGCCAAGGACGGGCTTGTCGAGACTCCCGTTTTCATCAATATTAGTTGATCGTCGCACTATAAGGGGATCAGATGGTCGAATGGCGTCATACTCAAACCCGTCAAGCGCGGTGGTGTACTCCTCCCGTACCGTGTTGTAAGCATACGCAGGACGCATCCCTTGATTGGTACATCGCAAGCCATTGGTTACAGGAGTAGCGAACTTGTACCTCCTCGAGCCTCGCCAAAACCTATAAAGGTATGAGATGTAATACAGCGGGCAGCGAGCGGGAGGTTGTACCACAGCTTCAAAACTCTCTTCGACCAAGGTCCCGTCACCGTTTCGTTCCGCTGGGTACTGAATGTATTGCCACTGATTAGAGCCGGTAGTTGTCGTTTCCCCAAAGTAAGCAGGATCAACCCGAATTGCATTAAAAAGATAATCGTCATTATTCAAGGGAATTGGTCCGGGAAAGCAGAAACCGACACCATTCTGATCTTTATAAGGAAAAGGTTTGCCAATTGATGTAAGACCAAAGCGTTTAATAAGCTGTCGGAGACTCGTTATTTTCTCTCCGATGCACAGTTGTTCTGCCATAGTATGATCCATCATGCCCATAGGAAACACAGATGTTGATGTGTCTTGCACCTGCTCATTGTGTTCAATGGCAGTTGATGTCAAATTAAAAACCTGCGCTTTCCATACCAACTCCGGATCTTCTTGGAGTTGACCTAATTCAAGAACAGGTTCCGCAACAGCAAAGCGCGCAAAGTCAGGAATGGCATAAGCGATGTCTTCACCGCCAGATACCCACATGTTCAAAGGCACATTGTCCGCAACAGAATCCGAAGCTCGTCGCAATTCGTTGAGAACAGTGATAGTGATCGTGCCGGTAGAATACTTTTCCAAATCCCAATTTGCGTCATTGTACTGTCCAAGGTACACCTCTTTCCAAGGAACATTGGACACGTATGGCACCTCAAACTCGAGTTCTGAAGAGACACTCAAATCAAGAATCCAATTGTAAGCATTCTCGGCAACTGTGCCCGAATATGCATCCGATCCATAAATTCCAGGGTGATAAGTGATCCTCAATCTCCCGGTATGAAAAGCAGTTTTGGCTGCAGCAAGCCTGTACTTAATAGTGCCTCGCCATTGCTGAAACATGGATGCAACATACGCCACTGTGGTTGGACTCAAAGTAGTCGCTCCTTGAACCATCCCAGGCGCAACTGCGTTGTAATGTACAGTTTTGCCAACAACGTCATTCAAAGTCCAAGGAATGGCGGGACGGAAAATACACGACTTGGACGAAACATACGTAAGGTCCATTTCATCCACCTCCGTTGAGAAAATTCCTCCGTCATATGTTAGACCATTGTCAGGCATTGCGCCAAGCTTTGAAGAAAGATCAATGCCATCAACATTTGTGTAACCCTTGGCGGGCACGTTGATGTACGGGCAGTTCTTATCAAGATTGGTAGGTTTGTTCCAGCCAATTGCAGACGCCGCACCTCCAATGGCACGTGATACCCATTCAACTGGTCGCATCCAACTACTAAGAACGGGAACAGAGCCAAGCACGGAAGCTGCCGAAGCAACGGCGTTAGCAATACCAGAAATGGGGGGTCCAGAAGTGGCGGCATGTTCTTCAGAGCCAACTTGTGCAGTCCACACCTCTTCCTCACCGGAAGGAACGGGGGGGATAGTCACTGGCTTAGAAGTAGGCATGGCAAGCTCAATGTCCTCAAACCAGGCAAAGATGGTAAAATTTGCTCCTTTAGTAAGAGGCGATGTACCGGATTGGATGGGATTAATCGGCACAATATACATTTCTCCCATGTTGGAATGAGAATCAATCAAGTTGAAATGAGACAATGGAGAACAATATGGCATCTTAATCTCAACGGGTGCATTGCTGCCAACGTCAATTTCAACTCCAGGAAATCCAGTGGCGTTGGGTAAATTGTTGAGCTGAGCGCCACGATTCGAAACGTCATCAAAAGGTGCAAAGAAAAGCCAATATTTACCACTCATAAAAGGGGTGGCATTAAAAATAAGGCGAATTTTGACATTTGCTCGGAAGAAAGTGAAATAATCGAGCTTCTTTACAACGTTTGCAGAATTTTGGAAGATGACATCAGGAAATTTCAAACTAAAAACACCGGCTGGAAAAGCATTGTTGAATTCCCCTACCGAAACTTCCACAGGACGACGAAGGATGGCATGAATATCATGCAACTTGTCATCTTCAGCCATTTTGGTCCATGCAGTCACAGATGACATACGTGGCTTTTCGTACGACTGGATGTCAGAATCGTCTACGAATGTTGTGATCTGCTGAACATTTTCTTGCGGCCCAATATGGGACAAATCTTGATTTTGTGATGTAGCAATCGATTGAGTTAGCTAACTCCCAGTCGCTCGATTAAACGGATCTGGTCAAAAGCGCCGAGCTGGTAGCCTGGATTTTCGGCGGCACACACCAGCCAATAGAGCCGAAACTCTCCGCCCTTCTAAAACGAAGACCAGAGACCGGACTTTGCTGCTCCCTCCTTGCGGCGATTAGAGAGAGCTCCTAGCTCTGGATTTAATTGCAGGCGGCAGCCAGACGCCCATATTTCTTGGCCTCGACGAACCGATATTCGTCATAAGTCAAGAAGAGTGGGCGCATCTGAAAGCCACGAGCAGCCTGTTTGTATTTTCCAATCCATTGTTCAAAAATCTCACGTCCGTGCAACGAGAGCTCGAAAGCCGATGTTTCCATGTTTTCAATCGTCCTCTCCTCATGGTCAAAGTCGCCCTTCACCCAATTGGTCATCTCAAGAACAACGGACAAGTCCAGTGGAGCCAAGTACTGATGTTCGTCTTCGTCCCACTGAAACCCACGCTTGAGATAACTAATTTCACCGATGGAGCGGTATGGAATCATGGCGCCGGATTTTGTTTCATCAGTGTATGTCATGCCCATCTCCCTATATCCCTCAGCAATGGTCAACTGGTTAAAGTGATCAATGACGGCATCAGAAATGTTGACACAATTGTCATCCCCGTACGAGACCATGGCAACGTGATCGTTGAAAGCCTTCATCGTGTGATACTCTTCAGGCATTACCGTGAGCCACACATAACGCATGGAGATGGAATTGTAGAGCGAGTTGAGGATCGCCGTAATCGGACATCCAGATGGTTGGGAATGTGTCCACAAGTAGACATTGTCTCCGCAGACATGGACCGAGTTCACAATCTCTTTCCAAAGAACACGCCTGATTTGAGCATTTTCCTCGCCATCATCATAGAATTTGTTCACAATTTCCACGACTTCAGCGAGAAGCTCCAATACAAGGGTGCCATCAAAGTTGGAGAAGTCTCCCGCGATCACTTTGTCACCTTTGCTACACAGCCTCTTGGCAGTCCGCGTCCAGTCCAGGGAATAAGCATTGGTCCCGATAGAGATCTCATTGTCAATCCTGTTTTTGGCGCAGTGAGCAGCAAAACCGAGAAAGTATTTACGAAAAACCAACGTGTAAACCATCGGCCCTGCAGCGAAAACTCTCGTCTTTGCGGCTCGAACTTTCTCTAACGGACGTCGCTCGTCTTTAAGCGTGTCAGTCCAAATAGTAGGCGTACGCACGTTGTTCTTTGCATTCTCCTCAACTTGCTTCATCTTCTCCTTAATCCCTGGATCCAACTTGTACTCCGTGTCTCCTAACCAGCGCATCTTCCCAGGCATCCCCTTCTTCTCTCGAGTCAAAGGAAATCCAGGAGAAGACTTGCGGTTAATTGGTGCCAGGAATGCGTCTCCCTCGACTCCAGCAACCGCCTCATCATCAGTAAGCACACGAGCATGATCTGGCTCGGGCAAAGTGTTCACAATGCGCTCCACGTCGTTGACAGCAATAGCCAAACGCGTGGTATTCAAAGGTGGCGGGATTTTTCCGGCCTTCTTGAGACCTTGCTGCATTGGATCCACAAGCACGCCGTTCACCTTTTGTGGTTTCAAAGCGCTCGGTGCCGTGTTGGGTTCCGCGATGAGTCCGTACACCGCACTCGCACGCAATGCAGTCTTGGTTGGAGAAGCGACCTTATACAGAGCTTTTCCGACTGGCACAAAGTCTCCCTCTGGCAATGCAATCTTCTGACCAGCGACGGGTAATTTCAATAGCGGGTCCAAGTTGAGGCTCACCTGAGCATCCATCTCCACCTCAGCCAGGGCACGTCGAATGTCATCGATGTTCAAAGGAGAAGACATACCAATCCCATGTGTCCCCGCTACATGGACGCCGATAATCTTGCGCGCAAGCCCAACATGAACACCCATCAAAATCGCTCCACAATCTCCGTCCTTCGTTTCCAAATTGTACTGATATGCGGAACGTAATTTGTAGGAGTTTCCAAGGCTGTCGCCGTAAGGTAAAACGTCATCCACTGCGCGGACCTGCCCATATCGCATCATGACAACACCATCCGCAGGAGTCATGAGACAACCATTAACGGTGTTGAAACGCGTCAATTCTGTCGACGAAGCAATGCTCCCTGTGATGTCGGCATGGTCATGAACTGATTTTGGGAACACAATCAAGAGCTGATCCTTCAAAACTCCACCTTTGCCTTCTACCTTGATCCACTTCAATTTTTCCTTGGGAATAACGTGACCTTCACGCACGGTGGCGTTGGAAAGGCGAACCTCTTCAGCCTTCTCTAAATGAGGAGCCAGATGACCTGCAGTGAGAGCGGTACGTCCAACAATGAAACAGATCTTGATACGAACTTTCCACTCACCACCGGTCTTGAGGTCCAGGTTGTACATGTTGTGAAGAATCTTCTTGGAAACCTGGAACGCATTGGGGTCTGATAGAAGTTGAGCTTCAATCTTCTCCTCACTAATCACTGGTTCGTAATCATCCCCGACACTGTCATCGTTTTCAATCACCACGTCACTTTCTGTCTGCAAACTATGCTTCTTCTTCGTAGCGACGTCCCCGGAGCCAGTAATTTCCGTATGAAGAGCTTCCTTTCTCTTGGTATGAGCATCGCCAGATCCGGAGAGCTCGGTTCTCATGGCTTCCTTCTTACGCGTGTGGACGTCACCAGAACCACTCAATTCAGTCGCGAACTGGAATGGAGCAAACTTCATCTTGTGTCCCCTCAGGATCTCAAATCCAGGTTCTCCATCGCGTTCTCCAAATCGGACAACAGTCCCAGCGCGATCACACTTTCCACACAGTTGGGGGTAATGCACCGACTCGTGTACAGTCTTGATAACATGAGTGTGTTCAAAAATCTCATCACACCAGAGACAAACATGGCGATGCAAAGTACGCTCCCCACGAGTAAGTCCTTCATGTCGGTGATCAAGTGGCGGCCCGACGGCAACACTCTTTGTTCCTTTCATGTACTGACCAATAGCCATGAGCAAAACGGGCACCAGTGCGAGACCGATGGTGATATAAGGATGTTCTTTCACCTTCGTAGACACTTCAGTGCAAAACGCTTTGACACGGTTCAGCCATCCGTCGCTCTCGCGCCTCAGACGCTCGATAACTTTGCGGTTAAATCGCGCAACGCGCTCCCGAATTCCTTCCAAAAGATCGCCAACAGAGCACAGGAGCATCGTGTCACGCTTCACCAGTTGCTTTAGGCGCTGGGCTGCACTATCTGTCCACATTTGCTCTTGCTCAGAAATGAGTGTACTCCACTCCAACTCAATAGTGTTCCAGGTCTTGTCGAGAATCTCGGTTCTCATGGCCTCCTTCTTGAATTCATCTAAAGCGGGCTGTGTGTCAGGGTGAATGAGTTCGCGGATTGCCGGGTAAATCTCCATAAAATCACTGATCTGTTGTCCTGTCCAGCCTGTCATTCCCTGTAGCTCAATCAATTTCACTTCGGTGTCTAGCTCAGTCAACCAGCGCTCCTCTTCTGTAGGAGTGAGTGCTTGAGCACGAAGTGGTGTTTCAGCGTACTCTTGCAAGAAGCGCTGCATTGTAGCTGAGCGTGTAAAGCGATCACGATACATCTGGACCGCCATCTGAGAAAACTCGTGGTAAGACAGAGGTTCTTCACGAGCCAGGTGGCCAGTAAGAGGATCGCGCTGGAAGATCCTATAAACATCCAAGGACGGCTGGGACGAACCGGTAATGCGCTCGACCTTTGCTCTGTCCAAGTACACTTTTCCATCTTCACCTCTACGCGCGAACTGGGGCGCCACTCGAACCTCTCCAACCAAGTCGAAACGCCGGCGCACAGCCTCCTTGCAAGCGATAGATTCCGGTCGAATTTGCCCCACGCTCACATTGGAGGAACAAATGATGACGCGCGAATTGAAATAGCTCTTGCTCTTCTCCTCAATCGTCGCCATGTGCAAAGGATATGGGGCCAAATTGCCAGTGCGAATCACCTCCATGAATTCGGGATTTGGTTTTCCGACTGAATCCACAATTTGAGCGAAATCATCATAGAAGACTACTCGCTGGTTCTTGTATCCATCCCAAAACTCCTGTTCGACTTTCCTCATGTAAATTTCACGTGTTGGGTCCTTCTTTCCCTCAGTGTCTGTCGGAATGCCGTCAATCTTGAGTAGATCCGTAGCGAGAGGCCACATCATGCCAGATTTACCAACTCCAGAGGTTCCATGGAGATAAATGACAACGGGCTCAATCCTCGGACCTGAGCGAAATGCTCCACTAGCCGTGGCCTTCTCATAGAGGTTTTTGAGAACAGCCCAATGAGTGTTAAACGGGCCAAGAATATCACGTGGGGCCTTTGACTCAACTGCCTTCTGTGAAAAGATGAGTCCCTGGCGATAAAGTGATTCAAGATGAGCGCACAGTTCACTGTCACGCGCAATCTCATCTCCGGTAGTGAGGCCGACGATGTCTTGAATTTCTCTGAACCACGCAGCGATGCCCTCCATGTATTGTTCCAAGTCCTTAGTTTCGGCTGGCAATCCAGTCTGCCACTCAAAGATCTTCTTGAGCACAAAACTGATGAGCTTCTCAAGGCCAGACCAGGCAAACGTGAATCCACGGACGAGGCCTCCAAGCTTTGTCACACCGGCGACGCAATCATTGATCTCTGACTCACGGGGGATCTTCTTCATAAGCATGGTACCTCCCATGATTGCGATGACCGTAGCCAGCGACGCAACAGGATCAACATCACCTGCTTGAGCGAACATACCTCCTCGAAGCAGCTGGCTCACTGTGCGAAAGTGATCTTTGACCATATTCCATGCGTCCTGCGCCAGCTCAGTAGACACACCACTCATGACAAGAGTATCAATGATGAGTGGGGCAACAACACCGGGCTTGAACTTAGCACAGATCATGGCCACAAGCTTACAGCACAAGGACGTAATCTTCTTGATGGCAGGGACTTCCACATTGAGTCCTTGCAACAGAGTCGTCAGTTGTTCAGCCAAACCATTCAGTGCGGCATCCGTATGATGATTGACGTCGATGCCAAATAGCGCTTGAGCACGCAAAACAACTACTGGCCCAAGACGCATCCACATCATGCGGAAGTCAGGGTCCAGCATATTCACGCGCACAGTGATGGCATGGTCGGCAAGTTGCACTGGCACGTCATGGAGACGTCCTTGAGTTCGTGAAAAAAGAGGGACGACTCGCTGAGAGCCAAAATACTCAACAAGCTGGGTAAATTTTGAGTTGGAAGCAGCAAAATTAGATTCCTTGACCAACTCCTTGAGAATCGTGCGCTTCTGGGCGTTATTGCGCGCACGTTCCTTCAGTTGCTCAATTTGCATCTGTGAGAAGCGAGTTCCAATTTGAGCTTTCATTTTGAAATCCACAGTATCCTGAATGGTCGAAGTCCACTGTCCACCACCATGAGTGCTCCACGCGTGGTTATTGGCCTTCTCCAATGACTTGAAGAATCGCTCGGGGCACAAAGTGCAGCCAAGCGGGCCAAAATACCGGCATTGAAGCATGTGATCGGCAGCGTTCTCCTTGGTCACCTTCTGTCTGCAATAACAAATAGTTGATCCAGTGCAGCCAGAGTTGGCGAGGTGTTGAATGGTAGCTTTCTTTGTCGTATGTCCTTTCTTGCAATGGTCGCAAACCTTCAAATTCGTGTAAAGAGTAATAGAATCCATGATAGCAGTTTTGTTGTTTCGTCTGGGAGTACAACTGAGCCAATTATCGATGCTCTCTTTTTCCCAGATATACGTCTTATGTGAAAGGAACTCACGCTTCTGAAATTGCCAATCTCAGTGAGAGATAATTTCGTTCCACAAAGACTTGTTTCACTAGCTCCCTACTATATCTTTCGCGGAGCCTAAAACACGTTCAAGCAGTCTATTCAGTTTCATAATCCAAAGATTAGTCCTTCTCGCATATTGTGCATTAGGATCTATAACTTGCATGCAGCGGTTAATAAAAGGTCCGACTAGTAATTCATTTTCCAGCTCCTCGCAAGGCAGTACTAATGAACCACACAGGGCTAACTAAGACACAATATCAAATCGTCATTATAAATAATATTGGTTTGTTGTTCAAAGGCGACAGGATCAAGTCCTGGTAAAAAGCGACCACTAAAAGTGGGCAAACTATTTAACGGATAAGTCCGTCAAACTGAGTGTGTATGTTGTAGCATAC